GTTTCCCAGGGCATTATCTGTCGTCCATTCACGGCGTCTACGGTCTTCAGATCCACGGGACTGTTAAGTAACCCCACGTTGGGGACCGGAAGAGACACCCATCGCCCTTGCGTCTTGTCAAAAGTACAATAGACGGAATTGACAAGTGCCAAGTCCCTGGAGTAGTAGTTCTTCCCTAGGGAGAACTCCAACCCCACACACTTGGTAGCTGCTTTCCACTTAGCGTACTCTTGTTTAGAAGCAGGAAAGATGACATCATCCCCATTGATCCGCATGAACCGCCCACGTGGAACGGCCATACAGCTTGCTGCACGGTTAATGACACAGAGGAGGGGAAAGGAAAGAATATGTCCCATCATTTGCCCACGGGTTATAGGATGTACAGAGCCCGGAATATGGAGCTCTGATTGTGTCAAAGAATGGATAACCAACCGGCGTATGAATGGCTCATACTGTTTCAAGTCCTCGGTGAGAACTAGATCAGTCTTAGACATCATACATTCGGCTGCATATCTGGTGTACTCCAGGAAGATATTATCCGTGGCGGCCGAATAGTCACCACTGACAATCTTCTGTCCCTTCTCCAGGAGCATGCCTTCAAGTGCTGCCTCGACATCGACGCCTCCCATTAACTGGAAGACGGGGTGTTGGCGCATCTTAGTATGCCATGCTTTCTGGATTGGGGTAAGAAGCTGGAGAAACCAATTACTCTTTGTCACAATGCGGACCTTTAGAGGTTCTGTCAGACCCGCCGGCATGACCGGGAACCGAGACCATTCCTCCAGAGGTCCACCCACCTCTCTCACCGCCTGAACAAACAATTCATCCAGACACTCCTCCCAAGCTAGTTGAGAACGTCCACCCAAACCCAGATCTTCGTCTGTGGCCTTCTGAATGTTAATGATCCTCTGCCAATATGGCCTCTCGACCATGTCCTTAAGGATATTCCTCCGGACATGGCCTTGGATGCCACCATTGGATCGAGATGACTCGTAACACGCAGACACGGAAGGGGGGAATGGTCGGGTGTAATCCGCGACCATCCTTTCCTTACCACCACAGAACTCATTGACCGTGGCCTGGATCTCGACGAAAATCTTCCTCTTACGGGGTAGATTCTCGGGAGACTGCCGGGAGACCGCTTTCGCAAAATCACCGACCTTCTCCTTCACCATTTCACTTGTGAAGGATGGGAACAACCGCTTGGAATACAGTAAGAGAGCACCAATCCTATATTTCCGCGCCTTACCTCCTCCTGTTGCTCTGTTTTTCAGGAATCGTAAGAAACCTGAAGAACAGAGGGAAAAGGGATTGAATCTCTGAGGTGGTGTATCATCCCCCAAGAAATATGGCAGCCAATAGGCAGTCCAACTCTTGAGGACTGAAAACACCTCAG